TGCGCAAGACAAAATTCATAAATGCCTTGCGGTATTGGACTGATGCAAGTGGGTCATCATCGTCAAAGTCTTGGCCTGCACCGCCGCCAAACCCTGTGCTTCCTTGGTTGTTCATGCGGGAAATTACTTCACCCTCGCCAAGCCCCTCTGCAATGTTGTTTAACAACCTGCTTCTTTGCTCGCTTCTTTGCTCGGCGGTCGCAATAAGTCCTGCCCGCTCCGTTGTGAGCTTTCCGATTTCCTCTTCTAAGGCGTTCATTTCCTCGGTTGTCATGTCGTTTCTGGTGTCAATTTCCGACTGGATTTCTTGCAGGCGGGCATTGATTTCCTGCCCCCTGTTGAAAAACTGTAGGTTCATTTTTATCATGCTTTTCATTGCATTACCTCCAATGCTAATTTTGATTTTAATTGCAGTTTTCGCTTTTGTAGCTCTAGCCGCTCTTGTTGCTCTGCTAACAAAATGCTTTCGGCAAGATTGCGGGCTGATATTTCTGTTTCGCTGTTGGCGGGGATGCCTACTGCTGACACATCGTATATCTTAGATACTCTTTCTATCCTGTGAATACGTGTGAAGTCATCTGGCCTTTGCCAACTGCGTTCCGCAATGTGGAAAGACCATGACATGCGTTCTATGAGCCTTACAGTAATTTCTTCGTAAAGCTCTCTTGATGCGGTGCTTTTTGAAAGGTCGGCATAACAAAAAAGCCCCTTGGAATCAATTTCGATACCCAAAGTGCCATTTGATTGTCTTGCCAAGACTTTGCCCCAATGGTCATACAGAAATACTACATCTGACACTTCTGCGCCGCGTAGGGCATCAGCGGCTATTTCCTCATAGAATTTTATGCCATCCCATTCACCAAGCAGATAACGCGTGAATGTGGTTGCATACCCTTCTACGTAGTAATTGCTTTCTAGCCGTTTCTGGCTTTCGGCTGGCGCAAGCGGCGCAAAAAAAGTTCTGTTATTCTTCCCCTTCATTATCTGAATCGTCATCACCCCCTGTCACAGCATTATTTTTAATGCCCAAATTGTCTTTTATTTCTAAATCCCGCAAGTCCATCAAATCAGCTTCCACATAATCGCGGCGAATAATGCGTGTATCGCCGCCTTCAATCGGTGGAAGCCCCAAAAGCTCTCTGGCCTCATTTGGTACAACAACACCACGGTCTACAAGTTGTGTAGATATTTGAATTTTTGTGTTGTTACTTACATGTTGCAAGCGGTTGGTTGTAAAATCAATCCTGTTACCATGGGCAATTTCGTGTTTTGTATAAGTCATATAAGTTATGGCCAGCGACAATTGCAACGCAAAGGGCGCAATAACGCCTTCATAGTAGGCGTTCCATTCCTCTTCTGTGTAGCTGTTTTGCAAAATCTTTTCGTTTGTGCCAAAGTAGTTAAATACATTGTCTTTTATCAGCTTCATTTGCGCGGCATCAACCGTATAGGGTTTGTTGATTATTTGCTTTACATCGGCAAACTTGCCATCATACACCATCATGCCGCTTTGGTTGTTTACCGACAAATTATCACTTGCGAATGTATCACGCGCTTCTTTAACATCTTTATCTTTTATTGCCGCCGTGATTTTGCCGATGAATCTAATAAATGCAGAATTTTTTGTTGCATTTTCAATCCCTTCGTTGGTTGTATGTATCAATTTTATAGTTGATTTCATCGGTGAATTGTCACTACCGAAAAAATCATCTTCAAACTGAAACTGGGTCAACATACCGACTTTGCTAAACTCTATTGCCGCCCGCTTGCCGTTGGCGAAGGTATATCGCAAATATGGAACGCCGCCGCGCTCTATGATTTCTGCGGTGATTGGCAAGATAGGGAAATAGCCGCCAATATGTCCAAATTCGTCATGTATTGGTACAACGAAAGCATTGTTGTTCACTTTGAACATGGTTGCAATCCTATACAAAAATTGGCTTGTGTTTTGGTATGGATTAGGACGAAAAAGCAATGTTTTTTCAAGGCTTTTTTTGGCCGTACCGCTTACTTGCGGCTTTAGTTTGCTAACTGAATTGGCAAAAGAGTGAATAACCGCCCGCGTCAATTCCATTTCATACAGACCGCCTTCAAAGGTTGTAAATACAGGCACGTACGCTGTTAATGCTTGGAAATAACTGTCAACCAGTCTTTCTTCTTTGTTGCCAAATAACTTGCTGAATAATCCCACAATATCCCCCCTTCCTAATCCGTATTTTGCAGGTATTCGCCAATCTCATTGTAGTATTTTTGTCTAACCGTCATGGCGCATATGACAGACACAAAGCCATCAATTTTTGCCCTTTGTTCAATCTTAACTGGTTGTATTTTGCGCGTTTCAGAATCTTGTTTTGCGCCTACATTCAAAAAGTGTGCTTCAAGTAGCGGATTTTCCACAATGTAGAAATCCCCATCCTTCAAAATCCCTTCAAATTCACGCATTACAGGGGTCAAATTATCGCCTTGCCTAACATCGTCCATATGAAATCCGCTCTGACTTAATTGGTCAACAAGATAATGCGCCATGTATCGGTCGTAGCCAATTTTGAGAATATACAGGTCATATTCAAGACGCATTTTCATAAACCAGTCATAAACATCGTTATAATTTATTTTGTTTTCACCGCTAATTTGGATTATGCCACGCTTAACGAAAATACTATATACCACGCCGTCACGCGCTTGTAATTCATCAACCTTGTTTGCAGGCATGAAGAATTGGCAGAATGTATGTAGTTTGCCGCCGCGCTCTATGGTCACGCTGGCCGCTGTCAAGTCTGTTGATTGTGACAAATCCACACCGCCAACACAATAAGAGCCTGCAAAGTCTGCCAACTTGTAGCCCTTGCCGCCTTCGCCAGATCTTTTGACTGTTAATTGGTCAAGCCACGCTGTGCAGGCATTTTGCTTAACATTACAGAACTTAGTCATAAACTCTGCTTTGCTTGCAAGTGACTTTTCGGCCTTAGCAATTTCGTTATGATAGAATTCTTCTGGCACAGATACGCCCAAATTTGGATTGGACTTTTTTAACTCTTCAATGTCATTCCATTTTTCAACATCGTCAATTTCGTAAATGATGGGCAGAAGCCGCTTTTCTCTGCTACCACCTTTCAATAACCTGTCTGCCCTTTGATATAATTCGTCATAGATGCTGTCATTTTCATAACCAGCCGTGGAAATACTAAAAATGATTGGTTGCCGCCTTGCGCCCAAAGCGGATTCCATAACACCATATTGGCGAAGGCCATTCATGCCAGCCCATGCCGCAAGTTCATCATTGACAACAAGGTGTGGGTTGAATCCATCAGATTTTTTGGAATTAAAGGCAATGGGTTCAATGCTGGAGTTAGTTTTTTCGATGTAAATGTCACTTAATCGCTTTCTTGCCTTGTTATTCAAGGTTTCCTTTTTTTTAATCATTTCATGAAAGGCTTTGAATACTTGATTAGCTTGCCTTAGTTTTGGGGCAAGGCAATATATTTCTGCGCCATATTCACCATCCATGTATGCCATGAAAGCAATGACTGCGGCGGCAAATAGCGTCTTGCCATTTTTCCGCGCAACAACAACAAATACTTCACGAAACACGCGCAAGCCGTCAGCATCAACGATTCCAAACATTGCAGATACCAAGGCTTTCTGCCAAAGCTCTAGCTTTAATAGGTCATTGCGCCCCTGCGAATGGTGGCAAAAATGTTCAACAAATTCAATTGCAAAATCAGCGCAATCGGCATCAAAAAAATACTCCCCGCTTTCAAGTCCTTGGACAAGCATGGAGTATACCGCTTTGATTTTTTCGCCCGCCACAATCTCCCCACTCTGAATTTTGGCGTGGTATTCATAAATGTGGTTATCTCTCATTTTTTCTTGCCTTTGTTGAATTTTTTGATAAATGCATCCAGTTCATCATCCTGTTTGCTGTCTGGCGGGGCAAGGTCAACAAGCATTTTGATAATTGTGGTGTAATTACGTATCATGGAATTATACATTTCTACTTCTGGACTTTGTTTATATCCCCATTGATGTTGACCATTCTTATATTCCATCTTCACGCCATCACGCTTGATTGTTTCTTGCAGGTCTTCAAGTTCCACGGACATGAAAGCAGCTTTTTCAATTAACGATTGGACAGTAAGTAACTTATTTTTATCCAACTCTTTGAAAACTCGGTTAAGTCTGTTCTTTTCTTTTTTTATCCTGTCATCTTTGGTCAATTCCTTCTTTTTTGACATAAAATTCCATACCTCCCAACTACAAAAAACACCACACCCCCCTCGCGCACTTCACGCGAAAAAATTAATCTTCGGACGCGGTCTGCGCCGCGCTGTCCGCGCTGTCCAAGTGGGGGGGATAGATGATGTTGCCGTGGGCATCGAAGCTGTACCGATGCCGTGTTTTCGGGCTTGGGTTGTGTTCGGCGTTGTGGCAGTCTTGGCATACGGCCTCTAGGTTGTCATGGGATAGGGTGATGTATGGGTCGGAAATGTTTTCTGGGGTAATATGTATCTTGTGATGGACTATTTTTGCAATTTTTTCACATCTTTCACAGATATTTTGCACAGAAACTAAGTAACTTTTTCTACATTCTCGCCATGCTTTGCTGTTGTAGAATTTCTTTGCCCAAACCTTCATAAGCTCTTTCGGGTCGATGGGGTAGGGCGGTGACTATGGTGGGATGGAAGGGAAGGGGTTGGAATCATTTGCACAAAAACAGGCGGCGTATGGTGGTGGATGCCTTCCTTGCGCCATACATCAAGCATTTTCTTTGCGAAGGTCAGCAATTTCATTTTGCAGATTTTCAATGATTCCTTGTAGTTCTGCAACTTTCCTGCCCAAATCCTCATTTGCTCTATTAGCAAAATGAAGAATTTCCATGCTATTATTGTAATAGTCAACCGATATGCCCCCAAAGGTGGCCGCCCGCGCCCCTTCCTCTAAAATAACGGTAAACTGCGTATCATCACCCAATTCTTCCAGAATATTGTCATATAGCTCGTTAAAAGCAAATGCTTTATTCGGATTAGCATTGGTAGCGTTGATATTCAGCTGTTTTCCGTTTCGTTGCACTTCCAAACTGCAATATTCGTCAAGGGTTAATGCCTTGCCGTTATTAAACTGCATCACAACAACACGCTTCATCCGCGCCGCCCCTCTCTTTTTCTTTTTTCTCTATGTACCGCGTTAATGCTTTACGCGCCCTGTCATCGCTGGAGTGGCCGTATACCCGCTTGGCGGTTTTTAGCCATGACAAGCCCTGTATGTAGCGTAGGTCAATAATTTGCCTTATGTCGCTTTTTTCCACGGTGTCTATAAAATGTTCAATTTCAAGGACTTTTTGTTGGTGTCGGCTTATTCTTTGCCGCAAGATGCTTTCTAACTGTTTTTGCGCGATTATGCTTTTTTGGCTAATACCTGTTACGGTGACAGCCCTTTGCAAATATGGCTTTTCGCGGCTAGAGCCTTTGACGGTATCAAAAACAAGCGATTGGGGGTTGTTTTTCAACTTTTCCAGCCGCTCATTCAATATCACGATTTCATTTTGAAGGTCTAAATATTCATCAAGGTCTTTAATGGTCATATGCCTGCCCTTTCTTGTCATAATGGACAAGCCTTGCAAAAATCGCAAGGCCATATGTACAAAATACCCATGTTATCATTGTAGCACATTAAAAACGGACTACACGGACAAATTGCTTAAATGGGCATTATTTATTGCATTTATTTCTTCATCGGTGGCGGTTAAGAGAGCGTCAACATATGCTCGGCTATTGTGCATCCCCATTACTAACAAATTTTGAATAACCCCATCATGAAGGCCGCGTTTTTCGAGCATTTCAAGTCTTCTTCGATATTCTTCATAGAAGATAAAGGAATTGGGGTTGTGTTCACAAAAACCACATTCCATTTCCAACCGCGAAGGTGATTTTATACTAAACTTCCTTTGTATTTCCCCTACTTCTTGATTTTTGTGCGGATATTTTATACACTCTTCACATAATCCCATCCCTATGCCGTCAGTTATGCCATCCAAATTTTTCATATACTTGCCCCCTTAATTGCGCGAATATAGGGCGGCCAGTTTGTCAACTTCTTCGACAAAGACATCACTTTTGCCTAAATCGTAAGGACATATTATGGCCATAAGCTCTAGGCCGTCTTTGACGGCTATAACGTGGCCACCACCTGCCATTTTTCGTTTTTGGTATGTAATGTAATCCCCGCCAATCATAGGCATCACATATGCGGCCTGTATGCTGTAGATTTCTTTACCATCTGGAAAAAACATGAAAGTTTCGCCATACCAGTCAATATTAACCTTCATTAGCTCCAATTCCTTGTCATTTTCGACAAAATCAGAAAAATCAATGCCTGCTGGCAAATCTTCCGTTTCACATTGCCATTTTGCCAACTGGTCAGCTGGCACATCAAAAAAGCGTAACACAATTTCGGGCGTTAAGGGTGGCATACCGCGCATAGAGTATATGGCCACTCCATTACTAATCCATTGTGTGCCATCGGCGGCGGTGTAAAGAATAATCCGCTTGTTTTTCTTGAACAATGATGCTATTTTGCCTAATTTCATTTCATTGCCTCCTATTCGATTTTTGCATCATGCGGGCATAGATATATACCCCGCTGACATATTGACTGTATTTCACATCCAAATTGATAAACTTGTATGTTTCGCCCCTGTAGCCTTTTAGCATGTTTTCAAAGATTTCGGGCGCATCATTTTGGTTTTTTGCGATGCTGGCCGCTTTGCGCTTCCTAATTTTGTTGTCCAGCGTCACAATGTCGGGTTTGGTAAGATTAAGACTGTTATTATAAGTCTTGGAGTGTTTGCGGCTCTCTGTATCTTGCTTTTCCTTCGTGATATAGTTTGCCATGCCATCTAAACTACCATCAGCATCTGGTTGTAATCGTCTTGCCTGCGCTCTTCCTTTTTTCCAGAAGTTTTCCGCAATATCCCTGTCTGGAAAATTCATAATAACATGATGGTGCGCCCATTTTGTGCCTGCGCCTTCGTTCCAGACGTATTCAGTCACATAAATATATTTCAATTCCTGCAAGCCGTTTTTCTTGGCAAAGCGTTTCAAGCGGCGAAAATAATTTTGCATATCTCGCAACGCTTCCTTCTCACTTTTGGGCTGTTTTTTCGGGTCATAGGTAAATGTACACCATATGTCCTTTTTTGAAAAATTGCTATGTATAAGGCGCGATACCCTTTTTTGTGTGTTTTTGCGGTTCAAGTCTTTTTGCGCTTTGCGGGTGGGCTTGATTTTTACCTTTGCATCTTGGCTGGCCTTAAAAAGCGGAAATATTTCAACCTCAAGCAATTTACCGCTTTTAACAATTTTCATCCTATATTTCGCAATGCCCTTATCCCGCAAATTTTCTAAATAGTCATTTATGCTAATTTGTTCACAACAAAAAACTTCATCATATTTTTTAACGGAATATGACATAATTCTGCCCCCTACCCTATAGTAACGAATTAGGAAAATCTTGTCGCACAAGATTGGTAAAATGTGAATCAATCTCAAATGCGGCATTATATAGGGCGGTGCGCAAATATGCCTTTTTGTTATATATCTTGTGTGTCACTTCGTTAAAATTATCATAAACCAGCTGTAGGTGTTCATGGGTCAAACTCCTGTAAACTTCTTTGACAATCCAGATGTCAATATCTGTACCATTGATTTTGACGGTTACAGTTGGGTCAATTAATGCTATTTCTGCAATTATTAAACAAAGTTCACCGAAAATGGGGTCAATGATTTTGTTGCCTGTTTTGGATTGCGCGGGTACGCTCCCAAAATCTGTATACCTAACCTGTACTTTCACATTTTCCAATGTTTGGAAAACAGACAGACGGACGGACGAAGTGACTGTGTATCCACCATACATATTTTTGTTATCCATTTTATACCATTCCTTCCTTTATGGTTGAGATGTTAATACTCATTACAAGGACGCAAAAGCCGTCCGATTGCATATTTTCTGCACTTTCGGCTTGACTTTTCGTGTATAAAATGGTATAATTGAAACAGTCGATTTCATTTTTTATACCTGTTACGAAAAGTAAGCCCGCCCCGCTATCCGTTAAATAGCGGGGCTTTGCTTTGTAGTCTATGTAGCAGATATCAAGATATCAGATTTCAGACGGCAAAGCGGGCGCACACCGACGTCACCATTTGCGGCAAACGTGCTGGAGAATTGGCCAGCCGAGTTGACTATGCGCACGTTGTGGGA